TCTTTCTCAAATGGCTATTAATTCGTTACAGAACCGTCTGATGGATAATAATAATGACTGAATACACCAAGACTAACTTTGATGAACTAGTAAGTAAGTACGATTATGAGACCAAGCTTGATATTGCTGCTTGGGTTATCTCCAAGATTGATGAGCATGGTGCAGATCCTGGATCGTTTCGCCATTTGATCTACGGACTACTTGGCTTTGGTATGGATGCTTATGTACCTCTATACGAAGCAGGGGGTATGAATATTACCAATGAACTTGATTATGATAGATATGAACAATTAATTCAAATTGTTAAGAGTCAAAAGATAGATAATGTTGTGTTGAAGCAGCATTTAATTCTATGTGACGAGCCTGGATGTTTTGAACATGCATCATGTGGGTGGCCTGGTGATGATGGCGTCTATAGGAGAACGTGCTATGATCACTCTCGATTAGCCAAAGAGGATAATAATGTTACATCACTACCCCAAGATGACAAGTAAGTTAGAAAAGATTCTGGAAGATGATCCGGTACGTCCCCACATTCCTTATTACATGCGCCTTAATAGGAATCGTTATATCACTGGTTATGGAGATAGCGATGCTCCTGGGGCTGTGGTCTGCTATTCGATAGTGGACTTTGTTCCCATGATTGAGTGTGAACTATTCTACGACGATAACGAAAAATATGACGTGGCCTGTCTCTATACTATCTGGTCCAATAAGAAAGGTGATGCACGAAGATTAGTCTTCGACATGTTACCCTATCTTAAGAATACCATTGGTGTTAAGAGAATTGTTACTCTATCTCCCACTACCGATATGGCCAAGAGGTTTCATATTAACAACGGGGCGGTGGTTTATAGGGAGAATTTGGTGGAAGGCACTGTGAATTACGAGTATGTCCTATAAACGAACTAAAACGGGTCCTAATACGTATAGTACCTATAATAATAGGACCGGAGTAAGTACATATTCCACTTCATATGGACCTAAAGGTAATAAAACAACCTATTCCGATAGATCTGATGGTAAATCATATACTACCAGATCTTATACTATAGGTGGATGGACTACAAAAGAACGTAAATCTAACGTATCTATACCTAAGCCTAAAAAAATAAAATCATATAACGTTAGTACTAAAACACCAAGTTTTAAAATACCAAAGACCAAGACCACCAGATCTAAAAAAACATACGTTAGAAGTAGACCTCTTACTAAGACAGAAATAAAATTTTACGTGTTTGGCATAATCATGCTATTTCTTTTTTACTGTGTAGGATTAATAAAATGAGTAATATTCGTAATATAATTCTGGGGTTCTGCGAAATTTTAGATGGCATTATTCGCATTATTACACTAGGATTTGTACATACCAAATTTGCTTTCTACTGGCTAGTTTGGTGGGAAGAAAATATATCCATTCCTGAAGCAGCAAGGAAATTGAAAAGTGAGTGAAAAAAAGATCTTTATCGTTGAAACCATCTCTCAACACCGCCTTCTCTATGCCGTTAAGGCCGAATCACGAGAAGAAGCTGAAAAGTTTGTACTTTCAGCTGATTATGAAGAACTCAAGGAAATGGGACAAAACCACGTTGGTGAGTCTGTCTTCTGTTCCTATGACGTTGACGAAGAAGGCTATATCGAAACCTTCGATGATATTAACGATTACCTCAAGGATTGGCAACCAGAAAATAAACTAAAATATATTAACGAAAAGTAATAACAGCTATTTGTATTCCTTATAGCTGAACACCACATCTGTATAATAAGTACTTGTGAATTCCTGGAAAGCGTGCCATACTGGGCGCTAAAAATGGAGATTAAAATGCAAGATAAAATTACCTTCCCCTTCCTTATGTTCGCTACTGTTCTTAGCGCTTCTCTCTGGACATCTGTAGTCTACTTCGCGTTAAAATAATAGTTGCCTTTTTTCTTTCATCACGCTATAAAGATAATGTGTGATGAGGAGAAAAACACATGTCTCATGAACTTGAAATCGTCGGTGGTAAGGCTAATATGGTGTATGTGGGTGAAGTACCCTGGCACGGCCTTGGCACCGAGATTCCCCCTGACCTTACTCCCGAGCAGGTACTCGAGAAGGCAGGTCTTGATTGGACCGTAGAAAAGCAACCCTGCTATGTTCGCTTGAATGGTAAATTGGTAGAAGCCGGTATTCAAGCGCTTGTTCGTTCCACTGATGGTAAGATTCTTACTCATGTTAAGGACAAGTGGAGCCCTGTTCAGAATATCGATGCCTTCAACTTCTTCCACGAATACGTGATGGCTGGTGATATGGAAATGCATACCGCCGGCTCTCTTAAGGGTGGAACGATTGTTTGGGCCTTGGCTCGCGTTAAGGAGTCTTTTGAACTTAAGACTCCGCAAGGCAAGGACGTAATCGAGTCACACTTGCTGTTTACCAATCCCCATAAGTTTGGTCAGTCCACGGACGTTCGCTTTACTCCCACGCGGGTCGTCTGTAATAATACTCTTACGATGGCACTTAACGGAGATACGTCGAATTCTCAAATGGTTAAGGTAAACCATAGTCGTAAGTTCGATGCCGAGAAGGTTAAGGAAACCCTTGGTATTGCTAATCGCTACCTTAATCAGTATAAGGATATCGCTGAGTTTTTGGCTTCCAAGCGCTATTCCAAGAACTCCCTTATCGAGTACTTCAACGAAGTATTCCCCAAGATTGGCGGCGAGGAAGATGAGTCTTCTCGTAACTCTGAATTGGCCTTCTCTCTTATCGAAAAGCAACCCGGAGCTGAGCTTGCTGCTGGCTCTTGGTGGCAGGCCTATAACGCGGTGACCTATATGACTGATCACGTTGTGGGTCGTTCCACGGGTTCTCGTTTGCATTCTGCTTGGTACGGTATCAATCAGAAGCGTAAGCTTGATGCTCTGCAGACTGCCAAGGATTATGCCATGGCAGCGTAAGCCGCCTATTAGGAAGAGTGGCCGAGTGGTTTAAGGCGTCCGATTACTAATCGGAAGTAGTATAAATGCTACCGTGGGTTCGAATCCTACCTCTTCCGCCATAAATACGTATGGAGAGAACCATGCGTATATTACTAGTATTACTTTTTTTAACATCAACGAGTTATGCGAGTGAGTTAGGCTTCAGCTTTAACTCGCCGTCTTTTAACGGAGTTGGATATAGCTCTCATGTGCTATCCATATACCAGTTAGAGAATGCTGCTAAGCAGCGTCAAGAAGATAGAAGAAGACAAGAACAGCTGCAACTAGACAGAGCTGCTGCTAATAGCCCTGTAAATCAGTTTATTCAGTCCTTCCAATCTCTTGTTTATACGCAGTTAGCCAAGAATCTTTCTGACCAGCTATTTGGAGAGAATCCAAGTAATGCTGGTACTCTTAGTTTTAATAACGTTACTATAAACTGGACTAGAAACGGACAGGAAGTAGTAATGGCTATTAATGATACAGCAACAGGTTCTACAACTACAATTACTGTACCTATAGGAGCATTTTCATTCTAAAACGGCTGCTTTTGTGTATGCTGTTATTAATGACTACAGGATGTTCTCTATTAAGCCAAGTTGGATTGCTTGAATCTGAACCACAAGTTGTAACACCTAAACAGGACGAGTTGCGACCTCCAAGGGATGGCGTGATAACGGTAGCTGTTTATCAGTTCGCCGATAGAACCGGGCAGAGAAGGCACTCCGAACGAATTGCTTCTCTTAGTTCTGCAGTTACTCAAGGTGCTGATGCTTATCTTATACAGGCTCTACAGACGGTAGGAAGAGGTTCCTGGTTTAGAGTCGTTGAACGTGTCGGTATTGATAATCTGATAAAGGAACGTCAGATAATCAGGCAGATGAGAGAGATTCATGAAGGTCCTGGCGCTAGACCAATCGCACCTCTTCTATTTGCTGGTATGATTATAGATGGTGGAATAATCGGATACGATACCAATATCGTAACAGGTGGTGCAGGTGCACGCGCGTTCGGCTTCGGAGCATCTACAGAATATAGAGCTGACCTAGTTACTATTAACCTAAGAGCTGTTTCTGTAAGTACGGGAGAAATTTTAGTATCAGTAACTGTAACGAAAAGAATATACAGTTACATGGATAGATTAGGAATGTTGAGGTTCGTAGAAGCAGGAACTGTTTCTATGGAAGGTGAAATAGGAAGTTCTGCTAATGACAGCATTAATCTAGCAATTCAACTTGGTATACAATCTGCTGTGCGTGAAATGATTGAACAGGGCGTTAATAAAGGTCTTTGGGATTTCAGAAACTAACAGTAGAGGAGTAAAATGTTAAAGTTTCTATTAGTATTGTTTGCTGTACTTTTTAATACAGCTGCAATCTCGCAAACCAATAGTGTTTATATCGACCAAGTTGGTTCGACAAATACTATATCAATAACTCAAGCAGGTTCAGGTAATAGGATAGGTACCAGTCTTGTACCTAGTACCGTGACAGGGTCTGGTAACTCCGTCGATATTACTCAGACGGGTGATGTTAATGCCATGGACTACAGCATAAACGGTTCTAATAATACCGTTACTGTAGTTAATACTGGAGATAACAATACCATGACATTGAACTGCGGCACAAATCAGACTACATGCTCTGATTCTACTATTACCCAGACAATAACAGGTAATAATAATACAGTAACATCGACTGTAGTAGGTTCTACTATTACTAATACATTAACTGTAGCTGGTGATAATAATAACGTAACTACTACGCAGAATAATTCAAATGGATCTCAGACAATATCACTTACTGGTAATTCCAATGCGGTTACAGCTAGTCAGTCAGGTGCTGTAGGGCATACATTGAATCTATCTGTTACGGGTAATACTAATACGTACAGTATATCTCAATCTGGTTCTGTAGCTAATACTCTATCGATTAATACTACTGGTAGTGGTAATAGTCTAACAGTTAATCAGAGTAATTAATGTTTTATGCTTTATTATTACTGATATTATTGCCGTTCAATGCATGGGCTAACATTGGCACTATTGTAGTCCAGAGAGGAAACTCTGTTCAGATACAGCGCGGAAATGATACTCTTCCGGGTGGAGTGAATGCTGGTGTTAATCAGAACGACGCTGTAGTGACAGGGCTATCTTCATTAGAAATTAAATTTCAAGATGATACTGATGTTAAGGTGACTGAGAATAGTAGATTTGTTATTGACGAATTTGTATATGACCCTAACCGCGGAGCGGGAAGACTTAACGTTAGAGTCGCTATGGGCACAGTAAGGTACGTCAGTGGACAGATAGCCCGCACTAACCAGCAGAACGTTAGAGTTCAAACACCTACTGCTGTAATAGGTGTTAGAGGTACCGATTTCTTTATGACTGTAGATGAGTCGGGTAGAAGTCTAGTAGTGTTAGTGCCTAGTTGTAATGCTCAAGGCAATTGCTATACAGGTCAAATTACTGTTACTAACGATGCAGGTACAGTTGATATTAATCAACCGTTCATGGCTACATTTGTTGCGCAAACATCATCACCTCCTACACCTCCTGTTCAGCTGAACATATCAATTAGTGATATTAATAATAATCTCATAATAGTTAGACCTCCTGCTATTATTGCTATTCTACAAGAAACTCAAAATCAACAACAGCAGCAAGAAGTGTCCCAACAAACAGCTACTCAACAAGTAATTCCTACTGAAAATAGGCGGCTTCGACGAATTCCAAGTCCTGGCGAGCTAATTATCACCGAAGAAGGCCAGACTATAAATGCCTCTAGAGATTCCGCCGCTCACAGAGCAAATGTAAATATGAGAGGTGGAAATACTAGAGTTACTATCATTCACGATGGATCTGTTGCTACAGAAACTGTCGGTTCAGGAACAAATACTGTAATTATTAATCAGAGACGTTAAATGAAAAAATACATCCTTGCTATTTTAGTTTTAGTATTAATGTTAACATTAAGATTCTTTGATCCATGGTTAACTGAAGTAGCAAGGCTAAAGTATTTTGACTTTTTGGAGCGTAGACAAGAACAATTATTTGATGATTCAATAGTCTTAGTAAATATTGACGAACAATCATTACGCCAAAACGGCCAATGGCCGTGGCCTAGAGATATTATTGCTAACCTCATTACCCAACTAAACCAGAGAGAAGCAGCTGTCATTATAGCCCCTATCGTCTTTTCCGAGAGAGATAGAGCCGGTAAAGATAGGGATCTAGTTGATACTCTTACTACCAGTAATAATGTTATTCTTGCGCAAGTACCTACCATCCAAGTAAATGAGCCTTATGCAAGGCCGCGAGGATCAGCTTTAATAGGCCCTAACATATCTGACATACTACCGGCTTGGCCTGGTGCTCTTCCTCCTATTAGAGAGATAGCATCAGCAGCTGCTGGTGTAGGAATGATTGCGACAGTACCTGAACCAGATGGAGTAGTTCGCAGATCTCCTATGCTAGTTGCTGTAGGGGATCGATTTTACCCCTCCATTACGCTTGAGGCAATGAGAGTAATAGCCGGTGAGCAAAGCTTTCAGGTGAGATCTAACGAAGGAGGGGTCGAGATAGTAAGAATACCTGGACTGCCTTTGATATACACAGATGTAAATAGTAGAATCTGGCCTGTAAGAAGCTTTAATTATCAATCTTATTCATCTACAAATTTACCTAATGATCTTAAAGGTAAGATTGTTATTCTGTCCATCACAGCAGAAGGGTTTAGTAATCCAGTAGCTACTAGTCATGGTGAAATGCTACCTAACATGGTAATAGCTACTGAATTATCATCTATCTTAAACGAAGCATTTGTAACTAGAATAGATATTGCCGATTTAATAGAACTTGTAAGTATATTGCTAGTGTCAGTTATATTATTACTATTAGTTATTAAATTTAAACTAGTAATTGCAGGTGTCGCTGCTCTACTAGCCGCGGCGGGTGCTGTATATGTCACATTTTATCTAAGAGAAAATCTCTTTATTCTGTTCGACGCTGTTACTCCAGTACTGACAATACTAGTAGTTACAGGTACTGCTGCGTTCTCTAGAGCACTTGAAGAGTTTAGACTTAAACAGCAGATTAAGAAGCAGTTCGGTACTTACCTATCTCCTGCTATGGTTGAGAAGCTACAGGAGAATCCAGATCTTCTTAAACTTGGTGGCGAGACTAGAGAGCTTTCTATTATGTTTACTGATGTAAGAGGCTTTACCGCTATTAGTGAACATTACGGAGCTGACGTCCAAGGTCTTACTAAGATTATGAATAGGTATATGACTGCCATGACTGCTAAAATACTTGCAAATAATGGTACCTTAGACAAATATATCGGTGATGCACAAATGGCATTCTGGAATGCACCATTAGACGATAAACATCATGCTATAAATGCTGTTAAAACAGCGTTACAAATGCTTGGAGATTTGGAGAGCTTTAATAATGAAATTGCTAAAGATGGTATACCTGCTTTTGGGATGGGCTTGGGCATTAACACTGGCAGTGTTGTTGTTGGCAACATGGGTAGCGATCAGCGATTTGATTATACATGTTTGGGTGATAGCGTCAACCTTGCTTCACGACTTGAGGGTCAATCTAAACCTTATGGAGTTAAGCTAGTCATAGGTCAAACAACTAACGAACAAGTAAAAGATACCTACTTCACTGTCGAGCTTGACTACATTGCTGTAAAAGGTAAGAAAGAAGGTATTCGCATCTATACTGTAATAGATGAGACTGATATGCTAAGAAGTAAATTATTTACAGAGCGAGAGCTCCATACCAAGATGTTAAGCTACTACAGGGGTAGATCTTGGGATCAAGCTATCGCTATGTGTAAAACTCTTACTTCTTCTTTTGGGGGACAGCTTCAGGTATATTATCAGATGTGGATTGAGCGCTGTCAGGAACTGAAGCAGAACGATCCTGGTCCTGAATGGGATACTGTTTATCGAGCGACTTCAAAGTAGAACGCATCTCATACTTTTCGCGTAGCATCAATACGATATTAATCTTCTGATTCAAACGAATAAGGTCGTTATCGAGCATTCTTATGCGATCAATTAAGTCGATCAATACCTTGTTTGCTTCTGATAGAACTGGTTTGATATCAGTTGTTACCCATCCCCAAACATAGTAAATAAAGTATCCCATACCGCCTGCAGCAACGATGGGAAATCCATACTTATTAATTAATTCTACAACGTCCATTAGTCTTTCCTCGCATCGTTCTTACCATCAGCGCGGGCAATACGCTCTAGGTCTGGCTTTACTTCTAGTGCTGTACTCATAAGAGCATCGATACGAATAATATCATGGTTCATGGTCTTAACTCTATTATCCAGAGCAGTAATGATACCACTCATACCTTTAACAGAACTAGTGACGCCTGCAAGAATAAATTTTAGAGTTAAAAATACGAAGTAAGCTGCTGCAATAGCTGCAGCAATAGGAAAGCCAACCTCTGATACTAATTTAAAGAAATCTGGACCCATAGTAACTTCCACTTAGTAAAAATTATTACGATATTTAGTAAAAAAGAAAAGGAGTCAGACTAGCTGACTCCTTTTGCATGGACTGTAGGAACCCCACCTGCCTTTTAAAGGCGACACAGTCACTTCCGGGCACAACCGTGCTCTTGCCTCTTGAAGCTATATTAGCTCAAACATGCAGGTTTATTTATATTAACCCTCAGTTAGAAAGAACTTTGGAGTGAGACCGTCAAATCCCCCTCCTAGGTTCAGATGAGAAGCTGTTCTATATGCTTCTTCTTTACTATCTAATACCATTATAAGTTGATCGGTCTTAATCTCTTTAATATAGAAATCTTGACCTTCTTGGATTACCCTATACTTAACCATTAAAAATTAAACCCCCCTACTGTTTTACGCTTTTTCTTAACTCTACCTAACTCTACCTCTTCACGATTTCTCTCACCGAAATGAGTACTATCCATAACAGGCCCATCCAAGATATCAGCTTGACTATGTTGTTCAGTATCGTAAAACCTCATCTTCGGCCTATCAACACCAATTACAAAACGCTTATCCATATTAGGATCACTATATCTATTTTTTAACTGCTTCACCATTACCTGATTCATACCTGCAAGCTCTTCAGTATTAATAAGAGCAAACATAAAATCAGCTGTAGCAGGCAAACCAAACGATTCAGAAGTATCCTCAAGTCCTAGATCGGTATTAGTATAACCACTACGCGTAGTCTGAGTAGCGCTTACGATAGGAACTTTATACTCGACAGCTAGACCTCTTAACTCTTCAGCAATAGCCTTAATGTAAGTATACGAGTTTACACTTGCACCTAACTTAAGTCTGGAACTCATACAAATATTTAAGTAATCAATGTAAATTACATTAGGGCTAAAGTTCTTCTTGATCTTAAGATCTTCAATAAGAGTTCTAAAGTGAATACTACCCGCTGATGCAGTCGGATATTCTTTAATAATTAATTTACCAGAGGTCTTACCTTTTACTCTATCAACCTTCTTGAGGTATACATCCTTGGGTAAAATAGCTAACTCTTCAGTAGTAACATTAAGAAGATTAGCATCTATGCGTTCAGCAATACGCTCTTCTGCCATTTCCATAGTAATATAAAGTACGTTATGTCCCTGCATAAGATTAGTAGCAGCGCAGTGACACATGAACATAGTCTTACCCACGCCAGTACCAGCAAGAATAATATTCAAAGACTTTTGAGCGAGGCCACCTCTAGTGATTTTATTGAAATATTCTAGATCAAAGGGTATCTTTTGTTCTTTTAGGTGATAGAAATCATAACGAGATTCACTATCATCTAGAAAATTATGACCAATGCTGCTATCAAAACTAACTGCCAGAGCATCAGTAAGTATACCAGGAATTGCATTCTTACTAAACTTCCCATCTTTACCATCTACGATTTGAATAGACTGATATAGAGCATTTACTACTGCTCTATCCTTACAATAGTTTTCAGTCTTCTCAACAAGCCAATCTAAATGCTCATTAACAGGAGCTAGACTCTCAACAAGGCTAGTTACTTCTTTAAATCTAACCTCATTGAGATTTGTCTGACTCTCTAACTCTACTCTAATAGCTGCCTTAGTTGGCTGCTTATTATATTTCTTAATAAAGTTATCTACGACAGAATATACTTCCTTGACGTTGGAGTCTTGAAAGTATTCTGATTTAAGAAACGGTACAACTTTTCTCGCATAGTCTTCATTATAAACAAGACTCGAAAGAATTAATTCTTCTTTCACTCAATTACCTCTTCATCAATAATGCTACCCATAGCCAGAGTATACTTGTTTTCAATAAAAGATGCAAGGTCTGTTTCTTTTAATAGCGTAGTCCAGAATTCTGAATTATCTATAAAGTCACCCGCACGCATATTAGTACCGAGCTCACCAGTCTCTTTATTTACTCTTGCATACCAGCCATTCTTGGGCTTTACAATATAACCACCTTCCATGGCAATGTCAAGAAGACCTGACCACTTATTGATACCATTCTCATAAGTTAGAGTAATTGGAATCTTACTCTTCTCTCTAACATAACGGGACTTCTCAACATTAATTACAAAGTGATAACCTGCAATTTCACCATCTTCTTTTTCTTGCTGCCTACCAATAATCCAGATATTATCTGCACCATAGTAAGAACCAGTACCGCCACCTACAATGTCCTTTGGAAACATACCAATTTCTTTATAGGTATGATTGATAACAACCATAGGAATATCTTTAAGTGTAAGCTTTGCAGTTACAATTCTAAACAGTGACTTAATAGCCTTGGCACGAGACATATCAGCTACGGTCTTACCTTCAATAGCGTCATCAGTCTCTTTCTTCGAAGCTAAGTTACCGATAGAGTCAATAATAATCATTACCTTATCGGTACGTTCTAGATTCTGCAACTGAACAGAAATATCGTGCTTGAGTTCTTCTACATCAGTAACAGGGGTATGAACTACAGCTCCTAGATCAATACCAAACGTCTCAAAATACTTCTGCGGCGTACCAAACTCTGAATCGTAGAATAGAATAATACCATCATTATACTTCTTCAAGAAAGAAGCAGCAAGTAGTAATGCATAACCAGTCTTAAAATGCTTCGAAGGACCGGCAAGCATCGTTACACCAGGTGTTAGACCACCATCAATACGACCAGATAATGCAACGTTAATCATAGGTACAGGGGTAGGAATCATATCCTTCGCCTTATACAGTGCACTATCAGCTATCATAGAAGTTAGCTTAATAGTAGAATTCTTCAATAGTTTTTCTTTTAACGACATAACAATCTCCTAGAAAAATGCGTCAAGTGTGTTCTTTTGTTCTGTTTTCCATCCTATCTTATCTAGGATAGACTTAATCGGCTCCAAGAAACTCTTTTCAAACTGCTTATTAAAATCAAGATACCTCTCTAATCCAAACTCAGGTGGAAGTCCACCAGTAGAAGCAATAACAGTATCTTGTACTGGGTTAGGCATTTTAAGATAACAAAACTTAATCTTCTCACCTTCGTTAATTTCGGGATAATTCACTAGCTTATGCTTACGTAGCATATGATTATAAAGAAGAGAACCCTTAACATGAATAGGAGTTGCTTTCTTATATACAGAAGTAGAGTCCATCCACTTGCTCATTTCCTTACAGCCACGAGGAAATGCAATGTCTTCAAACGGTAACTTCTCAAACTGCTTTTTAAAATCCGCAATATGCTTGATTACGGTCTTTTCGTCAGTCGACATAACTAACTTGAGAGTGGATTTAATCATATCTCTACAAGCAGATGGAGTAGAAGTTTTTACAGCTTCAATACCCATCATCTTTAACTTGGGTTCTTTATACCTTACACCTTCACTATCCCATACGTTCATAATATAACGTTTCTTGGCTACCCAGATAGCTTTATCAGCGAGATTTTCTCGCTTCATTTTCATCTTCTGATCATATGCATTTACATATTCTGCAAGTTCAGCAAATGCATTATCGATAAGCGGTTCAATCTTCTCCTTGCAAAGCTTATCCATAAAGTCAATTATCTTATTAGTATCTTTCTGCTCTTCCTTAGTAAACAGATGATCTACTAGAGGACCGAGATTCAAATAGTTACTATCAGTATCAACCGCGATGATATAATCTTTCTTCTCTGTCTTAAGTACCTTATTCATATACTTGTTAAGTGTATTCTCAATCCAACGAATAGAGAGCTGACCGGACATGGTAATTGCCTCAGCAAGATCGTCATCGTAATACCTAAACCCTGCATTTGACAAAGCACCATAGCCTGAGTTCAGAATAATTTTACGAGCCATCTGATTATTATTGTACTGTGCAACTAATGCAGTATACTTTTTCTTCAACTCAGCTTTAGATAAACCTGATTCAGTATACTGACCACTCTCTACCTTTTCGAGAGTCTTCTTGGCTTCAATCATCTTATCCTTAAACAAAACACGCTCATCATAAAGCGTACTCATCAACTTAGGTAAGAAACCTTGTCGATCGCGATCAAACAGAACACCGTTAGCCGCAATCGTTGCATTATTCTCCTTAATAGATTCACTAATGCGTGTGCGTCCAAACGTTTCTTTGTTATAGTATCCATCTAGAACATCGTCAATAGTGTATGTCTTCTTGGACTTGCCAGTAATCGTTTCGGGACTAATATTATACTGAATAATAAGCATAGGATACAAGGAGTTAACGTCGAATGATGCTACCCAGTTATGCATTCCCACGAGAGGATCTTTTACATAAGCACCTACAATCTGCTCTTCTTTTTCAGTAGACTTATTCTGAGGTACAACAATGTTCTGTTTAAGTAGATAGTTATGAATAATAATATCCCACATTCTTACAGTAGTAAATGTATCGGGATAGTTTACCTTACCACTATAAGCAATCGCCATTACCTGCTCGATGAACTTCATCTTCTCATCAAGAGCATGTACGAGATCTACGTCCTTAATATTATAATCGATATACTTTTGAAAGTCATTTTCGTATAGTTGATGCAAGGAACTATACTCAGAATAGTCTAGTTTCTTCTCACCCAGTTCTACGTGTGCGATATAATCAAGTCTGTAACTCTCCTGCATCTTATAAGAGAACTTCCTATACAGCTGCAAGTAATCAAGTACAGTTACACCTACAGGGGTATAGATTGTATATTCTCTACCTTGTACGAACAGTTTACGATTTTCAAGAATACTCCAGGGGGATAGTTTCTGGGCTTGATCTTCGCCTAGGATTCTTTTGATCCTGTTAACCATGTAAGGAATATCGAAGAATTCTACGTTCCAACCAGTTACAATATCAGGTTGAAACTTATTCCACGTCTCAATAAATTTAAAGAGTAGGTGATGTTCAGATTCACAGTGATAGTAAGTAACGCGCTTATCTGTAACGTTATATGGTTTCAAGCCCATAACGATAATCTCATCGTTCTTACGGAGAGTAATAGCAGTTACAAATCTATCAGCAGTCTCGATATTTGGAAATCCACCTTGCGAATCAACCTCGATATCGATAGTCACTACAGATACGATATTCTTATCAAACGTAATATCTTCAGAGTATTCATCATTGATGAATGCGTACTGAAAGTTAGTTAGTCCGTAGAATTGAAAACCACTAACATCCCTATAACGCTTAATGAATTGATTGCATTCAGACATTGAATCGAAGTCAATACGATCTACTATCTTACCATCAAGAGTGCGATAGTCGCTTTGTTTAGTCTTTGACGTCACAAATAGGTAGGGTTCATACTTTACCTTTCTAGTAATCTTCTGGCCATTCTCGTACCCTCGTACAAGAATATGATCGAAATGCCTAGCTACGTTAGTATAGAATCTCATTAAACCCTCCATTTATAGTACATTATATAACACATAGCAAAAAATATCAATAAAAAAAGAGGGGCTTTCGCCCCTCTTATCAGCACTTACTCATATAGAGCAAGTTCATATTAAGTGTACCAAGGTGTCGCATTCTATCTTCTGATTCCTTAACTGTGTTAGCTGAATCAATAAAACGCTCATACCCGGCTCTGGCTTCGAAAAAGCCTCTTATCTTATTAATTATAGTAGACATCTTAGCCCTTGAGAACTTGCTTTTCGCTCTTTGGTTCAGCAGAGTCCTTAATATCTACCTTACGTGGCTTCTTATGATCTGGGATAATATTTTCGAGCCAGATCTTTAGAATGCCATTAACCATCTCTGCACCCTCTACTTCA